GGAAATATTTTTCTCAATCTGCTCGTTGAGTTTTGTTTCCATGTCATCAAGTTTTTCTACCATACTCTCAAGTACATCATATTTGTCTTCAGGGATTGTTACATAATGTTCTTCAAAAAGACCTTTCATTCCTTCAAGGAATGATTCAGTCATCTCAGTCTTGAGTCCTTGCTCGATAGCGAGTGCGTTTTCTTCAAACCACTCGTCAGCAACATACTCAAGATAAGAATCAACACGCTCAGCGAGTGATTCTTTCATTTCTTCTACTTCCTCTGCAAGAGCAGCAGCATACTGTCCCTCCAGAGATTCTTTGATTTGAGCAACCTTTGCATTAATTGCTGCCTCAAAGATTGTTTTTGCTTTCTCTTTGAACTCCTCGGAGAGTTCTTCGCCACCAAGAAGTGCATTGACATCTTCCTCGATGTCATACTCTTCAACGGTTTCTTCTTCGACTACTTCTTCAGTAGTCTCTTCCTCTTCTTCAATAACCTCTTCAGCTTCAATTTCCTCTTCTTCCTTCATTCCTTTCATTGATTCTGCTGTCTTAGAGCCTTTATTGACTACATCTTTAACTTGCTTGAGAGTTCCACCAGGAGTCTTCAGTTTTGCTGAATCATCGTCTGGACGATAATTATCTGGTGTAGGTCCACCAAGATCTTCGTAAGAACCAGCGACTGAAGTATCCATCGACTCTCCTGCTTTCGCACCAGCGTTCACAGCAGTTTTGGATTGCTTAGTGCCTGCTTCCATTTCTTGTAATTGTTTGCCACGAGACATTTGAACTCTCCGTTTTTCCGTTATTTAAAACTATATTTATTTATTAAATTAAAGATTTGACAAGAAATTATTAAATAAATCTAATTTCTTCTCATCAAGTTGTTTTTGGGTAACAAGTGTGTTGATTTCTTTATAAGTTTTTTCAGCAAACTTTTCACGAAGAATACCACCGTCCCATACCCATTCCTTTCCTTCCATAATACCTTCAACAAAAGCATCAGGGGCAGATGGATCTGCTACAATGTCAGCAGCAGTTGCCAACATAAAATCATCACCAACAATATTGACTCCCTCTCTTGTCATTTTAAGAGAACCAATACCGCGAGATGAAACTCCAAGACAAACACCTTCACTAATTAAAGATTCTGCAATTTTTCCCATTGGGGTAGAAAGAATCTTTGCTTTACCTATAAAGTTTGAACCACTCTCTTTCAGAGAAACGATTTTATGAGAAACTCTATCAAGGTTTACGGTTGGGCCATCAGGATGTCCCAGTTCTCCAAGTGCTCTACCTGCCTGAACGTGGTTTTCGTTGTATCTTCCAACTTCACGACGAAGAGTTTCCATAGGGTACATACGACCATTACGGTTGCAGATGTCACCCTGAAGGAATACTCCTTCAATATACATTGACTTCTTGCCGTTTTTATTTTCAACGATAAATTCTACCTTTTCGATTTCCTCTCTAATAAGTTTCATCAGGCTACTCCTGTAATTTGAACTTGTTGAACGTGAATAGAACCAGATCCGCCATAAGTAATTGCAGATACTCTTAAAGAATTTCTAAGAGATGCATCTTGAGAACTAAATGCAGTTATAATTCCACTTGTGTCTGCATCGACAGTAATTCTTGTCATAAAATAACCGTCAATTCCTGATGTTGTATTTACACTTATAACCTTAGAATTATTAATTAAAGTGCTATAATTAGAATCAAAGTTACTTCCTTCAAGAGTTACTCTATCATTGACTCCAAATGGAAACTGTGTTCCTTCTGGACAGTCAATAATTGTTGAGGTTCCTGTTGTAATTCCAACAACTCTTTGAGATGCTTTAGTAACGCCAAGAGTAGAAACAGTTCCAGCTGGAATGTAATAATCTGTTGTAGTTGCCACTGGATCAGCTCCAATAGCAACCATTGCATCAGCACCAATTGCAGCAATTCTAAAAACGCTAGATTGTACGCTAAATGCTGCGGTAGTAGATGCTGTTCCTGATGTGGCAATCGACTTACCAGCTCCAACTGCTCTATGTGCCATTATTTTTATAAACGTTCAGTTAATAGTTATTTATAAATTACTCTTCTTCCTCTACATCATCTTCAATTTCATCAGAAACTTCATCTTCACCAAATAGTGAATTTGCCGCTATTGGACGAAATGCATCCACTCTCTCTGCAGATTTTGAAAATAATATATCTTTAATCTTATCGCTAATTTGTGAAGGTGACTCATCAGTAGCAATCATATCTAAAAGTTCTTCCATTTTTATAAATCAATAGTTAACTAAACGTATTTATATCTCCCCACCTTTGGGAAGTTCTGGTGCTTCCGCTGCAGAACCATCAATCTCTGGTTCCATAATTGGTTTCCCCAAATCCATCTCTGCGGGAGAGTCTAATGGTTGTCCAGTTTCTGGATCAACAGGCACACTTGGATCTGGAATGACTCCATCTTTAATTTCTTTTTTAATAAGAGCATCTTGCTCAATAATTTCTTCATCAGTCTGACGAAGAATCTTACGTCTTACATAATCTTGAGAAAAATACTTACCAATGTATGGTTCTGCAGTTTGAACCATTGTTAATCTTTCATTCAAAAGTTCTGCATCTTTTAACTCAGAGAAGTGGTTATCATATAAGAAATCGTATTGAATGTGCTCACTCATCACTTCCCAATCTTCTGGTGTGATAATATTCTTGAGAATGAGTTGTGTCTTCAGCATATCATTGAACATATTTGAGAATCTCTTTCTCAAACGTCCAACAAACTTAGTAAACTTGAGTTCATCTCTCAATATCTCAGAAGATCTCCCCAAGTTAAACCCACCTTCTCCATCCATTCTTGATGGGGGAACATTAAGCGAACGGTAGAGTTTCTTTTTAAAATACTCAATATCAGTGATTTCTCCAAGGTTTTGTCCACCTGGTAATGTTGTGATTTCTGTTCCTCTTCCACCCTCTCTTCTTGGGAGCCAGAAGTCTTCAAGCATTGCCATGAATTTTTTATCGTCACGAATTTCTCCTGTACTTGCATCATAAACTAATTTATTACGATATCTCATCATAACATCACGCAGATATTGTTCTGCTTTTACTTTTGGTAAGTTACCAACGTCAATATAGAAAATTCTACGTTCTGGTGCGCGTGATAGTCTATAGATGACGAGTGAATCTTCAATCATACGAAGTTGATTGAGAGATTTAATTGCTTTGTGAAGATATGAAAGAGTTGATCCTTTATTTCTATCAACTAAACCTGATGTGCAATAAGTAATTGCGTCTTTTGCAATCTTAATACCCTGACTTGCTCCAGTTTGCATTGGATTACCAGTCGGGTAAACTGACTTTGGATTGTAAATAAAATACTCTTCAATTTCTGGAAAGTCATAATCCATTGGATTATCACTTCTGATTTTTTGAATTGCACTTCCCTTATCATTATTTGATTTTTTACTTTGTCTTACATAACGCATTTTCATTGCGTCAATGTAACGAAGTTCTTGGATACCGTCTTGTGGATTTTTTAAATCGATAATTTTATGATAATAAAGTCTACCATCAATATACCAGTTTCTATAGATTTCGTGTGCTTTCTTATCAAAATCCAATAAATCTAGAATATATTTAAACTCCTGACGAATTTTTTTCTTAATACCATCACTGGCATTAAGATTTGAGAGTTCAATTTCAACAGGAGTATCATTTGTATCAGAAACAATTGCTTCATTCACAATATCTTCAATCGCACTATCACATTCTGGGTGAAGTGACATTTCACGATATCTTTTAATAAGATCAAACTCAGTTCTGTAAACTCCCTCAATGTCAACATAAGAACCAAAAAAACCACTACTCATATAGTGGTCAACCCCGTCCTCATTATTAGGAGGAACGGGGGAAACCGCTGTAGAGGGTAGTTTTTCATTGTCCTCAATAGAGAACCCAAACAATTTTGCCATTATTTAATTTGCTCTAACTTTCTACTATTTATCAAACGATCTGAGAACCAGTTTGATCGGGTTCAGTACCGATAGAAATATTATTCACCGCAAATTCAACAGTATATTCCTCAATAGTATCACCCGAATCATATGAAAGATCAATTGCAGAAATATTAACAGGGAAGATATCAAAAAATGTATATGATCTCAGTGGATCAGAAGAAGTTCCTCCTGCCGCAGTTGAGTTATTTTGGCTGTGTCTGCCTTGATCATAACCTCTGCCAAGTTGATAAACATAAGCATTGGTCATATATGCTTGAGGATCGGTTGCACCAGTATTGTTATCAAGTTTAGCAATACCATTCATCCAATATTCCATTGCGGTTCTGATCAGGAAGTTTTCATCGTTAATGATTGTTACTGTCCAGTTATCAATAGTTCTATCACCAGCAACTTTGAAAATTCTTCCTCTAAAAGGAACATCAATTGATGCAACATTGGATGCAGGCAAATTTGCTGCTTTGCAGAGGAAGTTAAAAGTTTCTTGCTCCTCACCAGAAGCGCTACCCCAACTAGCTCCAGCAGCAGTTGCAGCAGTTGGAAGAGATGGGAGGCTGACCTCAAATAAATTGGGTCTTGCGCCTCCTCCAATCAGATTTGATTTGAAGTTTGAGATTGTGCGTAAAGTAGACATTGTGGAATCCTCCTATATGTTATTTGTTAATAATCAAACTCTACCTGCAACTTCTTCAAAACTTACCCCAGTTCGGGTAGCAACGAAGGTCAGTGTAATGTAGTTGATTGACTTCGCTGGTTTCAGGAAAATATCTGCCCTGAACTCATTATTATCAATTACATCAGGTGTGTTGTTTGTATTGTCACAAACAATCAGGAATCCATAAATACCCCTCTTTGCTTGAATATCGCGGAGGTATGGTTCAACAATGTTTCTGAAGTTTGCTCTCGTCAAATCATCATTGATTTCAAAGAGTTGAGCATCTGCTGCTCTCTGAAGTGCTTGCTCAACTGTAAGGAACAAACGACGAACGTTGATTCTATCAAATGCAGACTGATAACCAAGAGCAGTTTTGTCTCCAAAAAGAAGTGTTCCAATACCAGATTTAGTGATAAAGGAGTTAATTCTTTGTGGATAAAGACGATCTCTTTGTGCCTTGCTTGGGTTATATGCAAGTTTAACTGCATTGTTAATAACACCACGTTGCTGTCCAGCAGGTGAGAACCAAGGGAATGTAGTCAGACTTGTACGAACCATTAATCCAGCAACATCAGCGTTGGTTGGAATATAACGGAATACGTTATTGAATCTATCATATGTGTACTTATATCCACTATCAAATACTGCATAAGAAGAAGATGAGAGTGAACTAAAGTAATTAATCAGATTGGTTGTCTGAGTATCAGTGTTGGTTATATTTACAAGATTTGCTCTGTGTGGACCAACTGTTGCCATACAATCTTTTCTTGATTCTGCAAGAGAGATAACATAATTTGCCTTTGCTTGAGAATCAACTTCATTAACGCAACCAGGACCCATAATCAGAAAATCAACTTCTACTTCATCCTTGTTGGAGAAGAGTCCATATGAAGTTATCAGATCAGAAAGTTCTGCCTTCATTCCACCACTAGCAGAATAGTCAACTCCACCAAGAAGAGTATATGTTACGTTACCAACTGCAGAGAATGTAACTCCTTGTGCCTCTTGACCCCAAAGACCTGCTGCCGAAGTGACCGCAGTAAAGTCTGTTGAAAATCCAGTTGCTCTCGGAGTAGTATTGTGATAGGAATCAGCAGCTGCAGAGGGATTGTAACCTGCATAAACATTCTGAGAGAAGTCTGCGAGGTAGTTTTTGTAGTAAATTTTCTGTGGAGAATTTACCGCAGAAACGGTATCGGATGCTTTAGAAAGACCAACGTGCTTCTCAAGGATATTGCCCTGAATACCAGTGATGGATCCAGTATCATCAACTACGACAACGTGATATCCATCATTCTTACCTTGTCTTGAGGTAACATAATTATTTGAGATTGGTTTTGGTGCGATTGATTTCCAGAAGATTGTGGAGTTAGTAAGACCAAGAGTTTGTTGATCGTACCAATCAGTCGCAGTTGCTGGACTTACTCCAGAACCATATGCTCCAGTGTTTATGCCCGAATTATTGACAAAGAAAACTGTGTCTGAAGTATCAAAAGAGGAAAAACCAGAACCCTCAGCATAGTTGATGCTAGTTTCTGTTCCTGCAGAAGAAACTCTAGAAACAACTTTAACAGTTACTGTACTATTGGAGTTGGTTGAGTCAGTTGAAACTCCAGTAATGATTCCTTTCAGATATCCGTTGAATAGTGATGTTGTTCCTGTGCCTGGAACTGCAACATTCGTAAGTGCTGCGGTAATACCATATCCGATTACAGCACCTGCAGCAGAGAGACTTGAAGTTGTGATTCCAAGAATCTGATCTCCAAGATCGTCAATAGTACATACTTTCAGGGAATTTGCCCAAGAACCTGGATTTTTAGATGCGTATGTAAATGAAGTATCTGTTTGATGATTGTTCAGGTAATCATCATAGTTATAAATTTTAAGTGCATTTGTTGACGCAATACCTACACCAGCGTTAGAGTTATTTAAAGTAGATCCTGCTGTTCTTACTACTTTAAGAACACCGCCATATGAAAGAAAAGATGATGCACTCATCCAGTATTCATACTGAGTATCAGTTGAAAGTGGCTTACCAAATACGTTGATTAAATCTTGCTCTGTTGTGATATCAATGGGATCATCAACTGGTCCAATAGAAAATGGTCCAGCAATTGCACCAATATTATCAAGTACGTTATCAGCTCTTCCTACTGTTAAGTCAACCTCCCTAACAAGTACGCCTGGAGATAATTGAGGAGTCGCCATTTTTTTCTCCGTTAACTCAGTTTAACTAAAAAATATTTATCAAAAGATAGTTTTTCACTGGGGAAATACGCCGTGAACTATTTACCAGTCAGGATATTCCCACTTATCCAAAACTTTATTAACCATTTTACTTAATACAACCCTTTTTTTAGTACATTCTTTACATTCATATGAATAAGAAGATGCAACAGCTCCTCTGTCTTTTCTTGTCCTGTAAAAACTTTCTACAAGATTTTTAGTTTCCCCACAAATTTTACACTTTCTATCAGTAAATAATAGATGACCTAATCTTATTTGCTTATCTAACTCCATCACATATATTCCCACATATAAGATCGATCACCGTATTCATCAGTAAACCATCTATCACCATCAGCATCAACAAAACTATCAGAATCTAAACCATCAGAAATAAATCCAAATGGTGCCATATCCTGTTCAATTTGATTTTTTTGCTCTTCATATAATCTCTTGCGAACATCTTGATCTGTAAGTTCTTTAAAATAATCCTGTGCAACCAACCAGGCATAAATTACAAGGCACATTGCAAGGTCATCATTGCATCCTTCTTCTGCCTCAAATGAGTTGCTTTTTGAGATAAAGGTAGTAAGTTCAGAAATAATTTCATAGTCATTGAAAATTAATTTATCTTCTTCTACCATTGTTTTAAGATTAAGAGATCCGACTTTTTTCACAGTTTTGGACATCTTTACTCCAAGTTGAGTTTTCTTTCCAGAAAATCCTTGTCCAACAATTTGTCCTGCTCTTCCTCTCATAGAACACATAAGTAAGTTTTGATATTCCAAATCATATTGGAGGATAGATGCGACTTGATCTCCAATATCATTTACCTCACAGAGTATAAATGCATTATTATAACTCTTAGCCATTTCATAGATGATATTTGGAAATAGCATTGGTTTGATATCATTATTTCGATATTTTGCAACAACCCTATGTGGAAATTGTGTAATGTCAACAACTACGAAGGCAGAATAATCTTCACCTACTCCTCTTGCAACATCAACGGTAATTACATAATCGTGTTCATCTTCTGGATCAACATATACATCCATTCCATTACTTCTTGTTTTTGGATTATCATAAACAAAACTTCTTAATTTGCTTGGAGCAATCAGAGTATCAACAGATCCTAAGAACTCACATTCAAACTCAACCTTAAACTGTTGTTCTGAAGTGTTAGCAATCGTTTGTGCTTTCCATTCTGCATCTCTTCCTGGAACTTCACTCCAATGAACATCAGTTGGAATATATTCGTTTTTA